ACTTTTAACATGGATGTCCGAGTGGTTAAGGAGCAGGTCTTAAGAACCTGTGGAGCAATCCGCGTGGGTTCGAATCCCACTCCATGTACTTCAGAGTTGTCAAACGGCACTTCTGAAGTAAAAAAGCTACTACATGAGTAGGTCAGTATGTGCACCAGTCGTCTCCGACTAGCCACCGTCCAACTCCCTCGACCCAATTGAATAGGCCTGGAAACCACATGGCGATCAAGGCCACTGGGATAAACAGGGCAATTGCCGTGAGAAGTATCAGGCTCTTGACAAACTTGCGGGCTGTAGCTGAGATGATGTCTCTGACACCAGTCACAATGGAGCGTCCGATCTTTATGAGAAACTTCCCCAGCCCACTGAAGAAAGTTGATTTCTTGACAGGTGGTGTTGGTGGTGTCTCCTCGCGGACGTTCATGGTTTGTGGTGGTGCAACGGAAGTTGTCTCTGCCATGTTTTCTCTGATGTGTGTTGGACTTCAGAATTGTAAGATAGTATTCTATATAAAAAAAATCCATTTTTGTGTAAAAAATCTTGAATGATTACTTAGTGCGAACTAAGTTGGGGAACTTTCCATCTTCTGCAAGAACTGTTGCGCGAACATCTCTTACATCGAAACGCAGGCTCTTCAAAGGACGAAGAGGTGCATTTGGAGCAACAGGGGAAGTTGGCTTGCGGTTCTTGGGGGATAGAGGAATGTGAGGAGACATTTGATCTAAAGTACTTTCTATTTTCCTATGAAAAAAAAATCCGTTTTACTTTAGCTTGAATGTCTCAATCCATGCCATAAGCATGACGAAAACGAGAACAATCGCCAAAATGTTCAGGAGCATATGACTTTCATTCTCTGGAGCCATTGTGATGTTTACAGATCAACATACTATACAAAAAATTTCCATTTTTAGGTTCTTCTGATCCGTATCTGAGGATGTTGGTTTCGTAAGTCGTCAAGCAGAAGATCTACGTTCTGATAGTCTCCACGACAGAAAGCATACACATATTTCGGATATCCATCCTTATCCAGTGCTTCTATCCAGATTTCTTCTGAAGTATAGCGAATGAAAATGGGAAATGTTCTGACAAGGATGGCAGAAATGTCATTCCAGTAGATAATGTCTTTTGATGTGTGAATGGTGAAGTCAAACAGCCTAACAGTAGACGTTAAATTGACCATGATGGAATAGTTTAATGTAAGCATATTCATATAAAAAATTTCCATTTTTAGTAGGTATTCTGGTTCAGCTCTGTGAGGATGTTGTTTCTTTCATCCTCATCTTTGCACCGAACATGCAAATTCTCGAGAGAATTCTGAATGACCAAATAGTACAGCGTCTCTTCTGGGTTTATGTCAGATGTAACATCAATGCACTCCCAGCCAGTAATATCTGGTAGCCGGCGGTAGTGGTTTTGTGTTGAGATGATAATGTCTCCATTGTCACTTTTTACGTGGACTGATCTGGGTCTCTTTGTCATTCTTGTTTGATGATGCTATTGTAATGATTTATAAATCCATTTTTTCATGGTATGTCTGCCGTCTTTTGTTTCAAGTACTTCAAAGTTTTGGCGAAGATATAAATGTATTGCAGGATTATCTTGTTTTACTTTTAGATATACTGGTTTATCTAGAATATTTACCGATTGCAGCATTTGTTCTCCAATACCGGATCCACGTAAGGCAGGATTAACAATAAATGATGATAATCCCCAACATGTCCGTCTTTCATCAAGACGCATAATACCTGCTAATTCATTCTTATATTCAGCTATATACATGCATCCATTTCCTCTCCATTCAGATAGCCCATCTTGAAGAGTGAATGGTGTTTCACGATACTCCGAAATCAATCCTGTAATCGGTAAACAATATCTTGTCTTTGTAATCAAAGAAAAAGGTATCTTATAAATTTTCGCCAACTTGATATAATTTTATAATACTATTTTATATATTTCATTCTTCATATAAGAATGGCTTTCTAAATTTCATTGTATATTCCTTTTCCAAAATGAAGAACTTCATGTCGGGAATTCGAACATTTTCTTGTAATACGACTGTACCATCTTGATCATCTCCCCCATATCCAAATTCAATTGTATCATATGGTTCTAGATGAGTTCTCATTTGTTCATAAATAATCTGCCAATTTACATCGTATATCTTGTCATAGTCATCAATAAAATACTGATTATCATATTTTACGTTATTCTTATCTACAACAAATGCAGTTACTATCCACATTTTTATACTTTAAAAACAACCTTAAAAAAAATCCATTTTTTTACGCATTTGTCTCAGTGGTAGCGACAGCAGCCTTCTGAAGCTCTTCTAGAGCCTCAATCATTGCACTTGCGAATACCTCATCATCAATCAGATCGAGGAACTCGTCGTCGGTGTATGCCTGAACCCACATGCCGACAATCTTGCCTGCAGTTGGGGTGATGTTTGGATACTCCTTCTTGACGTTGTCAGCTGAGGTAATCAGATGCTTTTCAACCTTCTTGAAGAACTTGTCACGCACCTTGTTGATATAACTTGGCGCAGTGATGGTCTTCACAGTGATCTGAGCATCTTCCTGCTTCTTCTTGACGTACTCTTTGTACTTTGGGCCGCCTGGCCTTCCACAGTCTTCAAATGAGTGTCTGTTGTTGGTGGTTGCGCACTTTGGATTTGTACACTTCATCTTGTGAGGAAACTGGCAGTCAGACTTTGTGCAGCTCTTAGGAGAGTTGAAGTATGAGCAGAAATCCATGATGATGTGATTTCTAATACAGAAACTACATATGAAAAATTCCGTTTTTAGAAGTTATCATTCTGTTTATCTACGACGTCCCGTACCAAACATAGGAGGTGGAGCAGTTGCAGATCTGTATGCCCATAATGCTATATATAAAGATACAGCAATTGCACAGCCACCTAATACACGCGCAAAGACAGTGCTATAGCTTGTAAATACCTGATTATAGATGCCCCAAACTGCATTGACTGCCGCAATTAAACAAATTAGATAGTGATACCACATTTGTACTTACGCAAATAAATTATGATATGCAGTTGCATGCCATGATTTATGTTTTTAGTTGTATGTTATGATCTGGATATTTATGCTACTACGGGCTTCAGGAAGTGCACCTTGAGGAAGCTCTGGAGGTTCAGGTAGGTGACCTCATCCTTGTCAGTCACACGGAGGAGCTTGGCTAGCTTTGCATCGGGGAGAATGCGGCGCTTGAAGGTAGGGTCAAAGCAGCTGTGGCTCTTGACGTAGCCAGAGATGAACTTGGTTACATCAGTCTGGCTCTTCAGGCTCTTGGAGGGGAGACCCATAAAGGCAGCAAGCTCATCGGAAAGAGGGCGTACCTTCAGGAATGCATTGTTTGCGCGGCGGGCCTCCCATGCTGCACGCTGCTCAGGGGTCAGGGTAGCGGGATCAACCTTGCGGCGGCGCTTGCTGTCACGGGCCTCGCGCTTCATTGCCTTTGCTGCCTCCTGAACTTCGTGGGTCGCTGCACGAACACGGGAAGATAGCTCAGAAGCTAGGGTCTTGAGGGTCTCCTGTAGGGAGGAGAGGATCGCATCAGCGGAGCGAACCTCGGTTACAACTGCAGGGGTAACTACAGGTGCAGCGGTAGTTGGTACTACCACCACAGCCTGGGAAGTAGTAGCAGCAGCCTTACGGGATGCCTTTGCAGGCGCAGCGGGAGTTACAACGGGTGCGACGGTCTCGGTCTTCTTGGGCATCTTGTTTGACTTACTCTGAGAAACTGAGGAAGACATTTCTAACGCGGTTGGTATACTCTATGATATCGTGACCTGTTTAAATCACAATCTGTAGCGAGCGCTCAAAATCATGAAGCAGATCTCATACGGTTTTTTACAATCCTTCAAAATATGTAGAATTGTTGCTCCAAGATTTTTTAAAATATATAATTCTGTACAATTTCCTAATGTTTGCAGTTTCCATGATCTGCATATCCAATGCAGATATATATTTCTTCTGGAATGGTCAAGGTGCTTATGCTTGTCTGCATGTAGCATAAGATCATATCTAAGAAAAGTTGTAAACCTCCAGATATCTGTTTGAGACAGCACTGTGAACATTAAGGGATCAACATCAACGAATAATATTTCTTTGAGTATTTGGCAAATTAACATCCAGCGTATTTCAACAATTTTAGTGCCTGCTGGATCAAGTGGATCGTGAAATGTGGGTAGCATTCTGAGTTCACGTTGGAATATACATTCTTTGAGACGTGTTCTTGTTTCGGTATCTAATTCCTGTTTTGTGTATGGATTTACTGGATTAATAGTCTGCAAGGACCATTGATATATCGAACGGACATCAAACCAGTATAGCTTTCCGGCTTCAACAAATGAAAAGTAATCCATCGGATGTACCTGATGTTTTTCATTGCCAGTAATTAGTTCATCTTCATTATGACATTCTTCTCTTCTAAGAACACCTTTTCCTGCAAGATGTAATAAGTGTCTGGTATACCAACCTCTCCATACTTTTTGAAGTAAAATAACCTTTTCATCCATGCGAAGTAATACTGGCCAGATCTTGGGAGATTTACATTTTGCGTGCTTTCCGCAGAAGTTCAAATTTATCAATGCCTTTATTGTGCAACGTTCCTCCGATTTACGGTTCTTACATGCAGTGCATAACATATTTGTTATCTAGAATAGGTTTATTCTTTGAAAACGGATTTACATGTTGACGGGTAGTATACTATAAAACAGATCAGAATGTCAACTACCGCAATTGTAAACGCAAACACGGCAAATATTAATGATGTCACATTCACTGAGGCAAAGCGCAACAAGCAAGGAGGACTAGGAGTACAAATGAAGTATAACGGCCAGAATTTCCAGCTACGCCTGCCTCGCATGTCTTTTCCTGGAGGTCTACTCGAGAGGAAGGATGATAACAGTGGCAATGTAACATATTCCCTAATTGGCTCCCTAAAGGGATGCGACCCGTTCGCAAAGGCAAAGGCGACAACTGATGATGATATGGCAAAGCTGTATAACTTCCTCCTGGATCTACAGGAGAAGCTAATTCAGACTGCAACTGAGAATAGTTCTAAGTGGTTTGGCAAGAAGCGAGGCGAGGAGTCAATCCGCGACAGTTTCAATGACCGAAGCATTCTAAGTGTATCATCTGACAAGAATGGAGATGAGTACGTTCCCAACGGAAAGTACCCTCCTTCTTTCAGGCTAAAGATCCCCGTATATGACGGCCGCATCTCTATGGATGTTGTCGATGCATCTACTAAGCCAGTCTATCTTACTCTGGATTCCCTCCGCTCTGTCTTTCCTAAAGGCGTTGCGGCAAATCTAATCGTAAGCGGATCGCTATATATCATTGGCCAGTCATTTGGTGTAACATGGCGTGTTTCTATGGCACAGGTATTCCCTCAGACACGTCTGACGGCAGCCAGTGCATTTGAAGCCGTGGAAGACAATGACGAGGAGGAGGCCGCACCCACACAGGATGAGGTTCCCCCTACGCAAGAGACTGCTCAGTCTGAGGCTCCTGTTCAGGAGACTTCTCAGTCAGAGGCTCCACCTGTTGGAGGTCGCAAGCGTCGCGTCGCTGCTCCAGCCCCAGCTTAGACCACACGGTTGAGTTGGTAGGCGGTACATAAACAATACAAGAATTATCAATAAAAAATGGTGAAACAACAGTAACCTTTTTTTTCACTGAAGTACAACCTGTACGCGGCGAAAAGAAAGTTCCGCATGAACATTGATATAGATCTGGAAATCCTGAAATAAGATATTCAGGTTTCACAATTCTATTTGCTGCTTTTAAAAGAAGCGTATCATCTTGCAAACAATCTTGATATGCTTCTTCTGTCATATAAGACCATAGAGTTCCATTAGACTTCCAACCATCTTCTTGCAATAATGTTCCGTATGGATTATCATAAAACCATAAAGTTCTAAATACAGAATGATCATCTATTTCATGCTCTGCTAGGCCTATACGAGATAGATCATCATTGTACAACCAAAAAACATCTAGACCATGTTTTTTATAGGATGTATCTAGTGATCCTCTGAACACCATCTTATCTGCATATGACCATTCTTCTGCATCGTGATCTTCATCATGTTCAATAATATCCGGTGAAATATCTGTATAAAGCAGAGATGGTTTCAGTATTGAAAACATCTTTGATTTTTGGTTAGACTATGCTTTGCGCATCCATAACGTACTGCGCCCTCTATCGATTTCAACAAATCCAAGACCTTCATAACATTTTATAGCAGGAATGTTCTTTATTAAAACATCTAGAAAGACAACTTTTCCAGGATATTTTTTTAGTACGCATTTCAGAAATTTACCACATAATCCTTTACCACGATGCGTTTCCTTTATTTCCACATTCATCAGAAGATAACTTCCCTTATTCTCGCCTCTTGAATAGAGCTTCATACCGCATTTTCCAATCTGTTTATCATCTTCAAAATAACCGTACCGAACTATGAGATCGGTATCTTCCTTTTCTGGTTCTATTATTTTGCATGAATATACCATTGTATTATTCAAAAGAAACCTTTACACAAATATCATGCCGAGATAGAGAATTAGTAGCAGAATTAGATAGTTCATGTCTCTTTCTCCTGATATCTTTATCTGTTACATCTTTGAGTTCCTGGAGACGATTTTCCATATCAGAATGTACCTGCTCATGATGCTCCTCTAGATACTCTAGAATTTCGTCAGATAGTACCCACTCAAAAAAATTCAGCTGACCCACTGTAGTATCCAGTCCCTGAAACTTAATACGCTTACATCTACAGAAAGGATCAAACCGTTTCTTGCTATATGCTTTCAAATGGCTCTTGTACGATAGATATACAATCACATACTTTTGACTTTTAGTCATAAATGCCACATTATGCTTCTTTGCATAGTTTGTTACAAACCAATCAATTAAACGCAGAGATAGATTAGAAGTTCCATTGATAATATCTCTGACTTTTTCAAGATTTTTCTTGGTTGAATAAAATTTTTCTAGACGATGCAAAACCCACTGCTCTTGGCTTTGAATTTGTTCCATATTGTTAGAGAAAGCTCTCACCATTAAAATCTATATCAAAAACGGGTTTTAGTAATCGTATAGTATAAAGCCTAATATGTCTATCCAAAGCAAAATTGATTACCTACTAGAAAATTATGGAATTGATGATCAGAGAACGCAGGCTTGGTTTTCTAAACGTGGAGAGATGTTAACTGCATCTGAGATCTGGAAATGTTTTGCAGATGCAACTATATCTTCCAGGAATGAAATTATTATGTCAAAATTGATGCCAGCAAAGAAGCAGGATGGGCAAGGTGTTGGAGCTCTAATTTGGGGAACTAGGTTTGAGGCGATTGCAAAAGAGATTTATTGTTTTATGGAAAATGTTAAGCTGGTTGATTTATCCTGCGTTAGGCATCCTGATCATGATTTTATTGGTGCTTCTCCTGATGGCTTAATCTTGTCATCTGATGAACGAAATGGTCGGCTTATTGAACTAAAATGTCCTATCTCTAGAATATTTGATAGTAATACCCCTGTACCAGATCATTACTATCATCAGATGCAGCTACAGCTAGAATGTACTGGATTGCAGGAATGTGATTATGTAGAGATGCAGTTCAAGACACTGAACTATTCCGAATGGATGGAATCCGATGCAGAATTTAAGTCTTGTTTTCTTGTTTCAGATAGTGGCGAGGTTAAGTACAGACCAATCCACGAGAAGAATGACATTCATGAATGGAGAATGTCGGTTGTAGAAAATCCTATGGAATGGCAGACTATCTTTTGGAAACTTGCTCACTGGAGATCAAAGCTAATACAAAAAGATGTAGATTGGATGCCACAGCATTTTCCTGAAATGAAAGGCACCTGGGATGAAATTTTGAAGCACCGAGCAGACGGCACCTTTCCGGACGTTCAAAAAGGTAAAGGTATTTTAGTACTATAAAATTATACAATAAAATGAAGATCGGTCTGTGCATGATTGTTAAGAATGAGAGCCACATTGTTCATGAGGTACTCGAAGCTACTCTTGGAATTATCGATACCTTTGTAATTCTAGATACAGGTTCTACAGATAATACGGTGGAAATTATTGAAAAATTTTATGAAAAGACCCTACTTCAGGGAGAAGTTATCAGAGGTGATTGGAAGGGATTTGGAAAGAGTAGAAGTGAGGCACTAAGTCTCTGCAATGGAAAGATGGACTACATTCTGATGATTGATGCTGATGACCTTCTCTTTTTTCCTGAAAACTTCAAGGTATTTCTAGATAAGGCTCTAGAGGAGCACAAGCCAAACGCATGTTCTGTAATGATCAAGCGTGGAAATATTGAATACAATAGAACTCAGATTTTCAAGGCAGATGATGGTTGGAGATATGTAGGTGTTCTTCACGAGTATCCTACGAATGATAAGCCCAACAATAAGATTATTAAGCTTCCTAATGAGCT